CAGTAGGGGCGGCCAGTGCGGTGCTTACCAGCACGGGCGAGGCCAGTGCGGTTCAGGCTGTTGCGGGGGCCGCCAGTGCGGGGCTTGCCCCTGCGGGCGAGGCCAGTGCGGTTCAGGCTGTTGCGGGGGCCGCCAGTGCGGTGCTTACCCCTGCTGGGGACGCAGTAACTACGAACACGACGGATGCTGCGGGTGCAGCCGGTGCAGCGTTGGTAACGGCCGGCGCTGAGAAGGTCACCACCTTGGCCAGTGCGGAGGTTAACGCAGGGCTGACAGCGACAGCGGATACGTCTGCGACTACCTTGGCAGGCGGCGGGGCGATTGCTCAGCTGGTGGCCAGCGGGCAAGGGCAGGCGGGTGCGTTTGGTGACGGTGCGGGTGCCGGGGCTTCCCAGCTGGCAGCAGTCGGGGACGCAGTAGTGGCCACCGCAGTGGATGGGGCGGCAAGGGTAAGCGCCTCATTGGCCGCCACCGGCGTAGCAGCGCTGTTTACCAACGCCGGCGGCGACAGCCAAGCCCAGCTGATTGTTGTAGGGCAGGCGTCCGGATCCGTTATTGGTTCTGCGGCAACGGGTTCACGACTTACCGCTACAGCGTCTAGCAACTCTGGCGCAGCCGTTGCACCGGGAACACTAACAGTAAACCAAGTGGCTATATTTCCATCACTGTCATGCTACACTAAGGTATCGCCGGCATTGTATGGTGACGGACTAATACGACCTAGATGAGGATTGAACAATGAGCTTTTCTGATGATGCAGAAGCTAAAGTATTGGATCACGTTTTCGGGCTGGCGACGTACACTACGCCGACGCTGTACTTGGGGGTGTCTACCTCTGACCCAACGGAAACGGGTGGCGGGGTATCGGAGCCTGTTGGCAACGGGTATGCCCGCATTGCTACAGACCCGGCTGATTGGGAGCGGTTTGTGAACGTAGTCGACAATGCGAATGAACTTACGTTCGCTGAGGCCACGGGGTCTTGGGGCACGATTACGCACTTCGCTCTGTACGATGCGGCAAGCGGGGGCAACTTGGTTATCTACGGCGCCTTGACAACCGCACGATCGATAAGCGCAGCGACTACGCTTCGTTTCCCGGCTACAAACCTGACCTTCACGCTGGATTAAGCATGGATATCCTCTACGTCGACAACGACCACGTCGTTGAGATACAGGGACTTCGTGACCAAGCAGGGGCGCTTGTATCAGGCGCCGTTGCTCAGGCCACGTTATACCAAGCCGACGGCGTGACAGAGGTTCCCGGCGTAGCTTGGCCGTTAGCCCTTACCTATACAGGTACCCGGGGGATCTATCGGGGCGAGCTTGGGAACGCAGTCGAGGTTGTTGATGGTAACCGGTACGAGATGAAGCTGTCTGCGGAGTACGTGGGCAAACGGTTCGATGTTACTCGGACAGTGAAAGCCAAAACAAGGTATGGGTAAAGGAGTAAAGTGTGGCGGATGGTAACCCACATAGCAGTAGTAACCATGCGCCGCAAGGGCAACCGCAATTAGACGAGGCTCCTTTAACGGCGGCGGAGTTGAAAGAGCTCCGTGAGTTGATGGAGGCCGATCGCCGCGTTAAGTGGCTGTGGGCGGTCATAAGGCGAACCGTTATATGGGTAGGCGCGGTCGGAGGGAGCATAGCAGTTGGTTGGGACGTATTGGTTAAAATGGTACTGCACTCAGTGGGTAAATAAATGCCATTAGTCAGAAGGTTTATACACAGGCACATGAGGGCCAGCGCTTATGACGAGGGTAAGTTTCCACCGATGAGTAAGCCAACAGTTATAGCGTTCTACATAGCCGTTGTGTGCGGTTTCTGGCTTCTTTTTAAAGCGGTGGAGCCCGAGTGGCTACCGGTCGTAGAGGATTTCCAGATAATCGAAGCCGAGGTAGTGGAGCCGAACACGGTCAGCATACGGGGGACGTTAAAAAAAGTACGTTCTTGCGAGTTTGTAGAAGTTGTCGGCTACTCAGGCAATCAGTTTGTAGTGGTTATATTTGCGGAATACGCGGGTGCGGAGACTAAGACCCGTATTGAGCGAAAGCAGACCTACGGTCCGTGGCTGCTGGTGCCGAGGGTGCCGCACATAGAACTTTTTGCTACGCACCAGTGCCTTACGGGCAGGGTAACCACCAAGTTGTTTGAGGGAGCCATCGTAATATGAAGATCTTCGCGCTCAATTACCGCGAATGCGATGACCAAGGCTGCGGCCACTACTACGCCTCCCGGGGAAGCAGGAAGCACATGGGCGTCGACATGGCGTGTCTCCCGGGTACGCAGGTTGGGTCCCCGGTCAAGGGGCAGGTCACCAAAATCGGTTGGCCTTACGCGGGCGAGCCGGATATCCGGTACGTGCAAGTGGTTGCTGAAGGGTACCAGTTCCGGGTGTTCTACGTGGAGCCATCAGTGGCTGTTGGTGACTGGGTGGAGCTCAACGAGTCGATCGGCACATCCCAGCAGCTGGAAAGCATGACCCGCGGCGGTACGCAGCACGTCCACTTTGAAATACTCGACAAGCACGGAGCGCGTATAGATCCGACGCCGGTGGTAATAGCCCTGCGCGGCACTCTCAGAACCGGGGTTATCTTATGAGCCGGGTCTTTGAGTGGTTCAAGGCCAACGCTATCCTATCGATACTGTGGTCCCTGTTCGGTATGGCCGTTGTCGGCTATGCTACCTACAAGACGTTCAATGACGTGACGCTCATTAACGCCGCTGTGGCCAGTGCCCTTGGCGTTGTGTTCGGGCTCCCAGCCGTAGCGATCGGAGCGTGGCAGTGGCGCATAGGCTGGAAGGATAAGAAGGATAGCCAGAATGATCTTCGGTAAAGAGATCATAGCCGTAGCGACCGTAGCTTTGTTGGGGGTAGGCACCTATGCGTGGTACATCGAAGGCAAACTCGACAAAGCGCAGAAAGAAATCGGCGGGCTCACGCAGGAGAACAAAGAACTAGCCCAGAAACTAAGCGACTCGGTGCTGGCGGAAAAGCAGCTGCGGTCTGAGATGGAGCTTTGGCGGAGCCTATACGCTGAGATCCAAGGAGAGTTCGACGGCATCCGTGAGCAGCGCGATCAGATGTCTAAACGCCTCGCGTCGTTACAGGAGAACGAGGATGTTCAAGCCTTTGTTGAGTGCCCTATGCCTGACAGTCTTTATGACTGGGTGCGTCAAAACTGAGACGGTTATTGTGGAGCGGCGGGTAGCGACCTTGCCGCCGAAGTACCTGTATGATGCAGAACCTGTGCCGCAAGTACCTGACGGCATTCCTGCGTCAGAGCGAACCGCGTATTTGCTGGAAGCGTTTGCTTCCCGTGGCGATGTAATTAAGCGCGACCGCGTTCAGGCGGACCTAATGGACAAATGGGTGGAGTCAGTCCGAAAAATATTCCCTGACGCAGTTGTCCAACCACTCGACAGCATCGAAGGCGACACGGACGAACCAAAGAGTGCAGACAATTCCAATACAGAGTAGGGTGTGCATAATATGGTATCCTGTTAAGTACAGTAGCCCCAAGGTAACCCTATATGAGCCAGATTGTCGAGCATGAGAACCCAACCGGATCGTTGCCAGCACAGTGGCAGACCTCGCTGGTTATCGACGTGGCCATGGGCGTCAGTAAAGAAGTTATCTGTGAGGCATACGACCTCCAGTACCCGCAGCTTAAAGCCATCATCGAGATGCCTTCGTTCAGCAAACGACTTGAGGAAATGGAGCGGGAGCTTGCGAAAGAGGGCGCATCGTTTCGACTAAAGTCGCAGATGCAGGCTGAGGAATACCTTAAAACGTCTTATCAGATGGTGACAGATAACGACCTTGACCCGAAGGTCAGGGCGGACCTTATCAAGTCGACAGCGCGTTGGGCGGGGTTCGATGCCCCCAGCCAAGCGGGTGTTGGGGGCACGGGGGGTATTTCTATCAGCATTAACCTCGGCCAAGCCGACAAGGAAATAGACGGACGGGTGGTCAGCGATGGAAATTGATTACACCCCGGATACGATTGCGGCCCGGATGATACGCAGCGAGTCGTTCTACAACTTTATCATCGGTCCTGTGGGTTCCGCTAAAACCACCGCCATCCTTTTCAAAATGCTTTTCCACGCGCAACGACAAGCCCCCGGGCAAGACGGCATCCGCCGCACCCGGTGGGTTGTGGTGCGTAACACGGCGCCGCAGCTGAAAGACACTACCATCAACTCGTTTATGACATGGTTCAAGCCCGGGGTAGTGGGTAAGTGGATAGCTTCACGCACCATGTTTGTGTTCGAGTTCGGAGATGTGTACGCGGAAGTGTTGTTCCGCCCCTTGGATACGCCGGACGACGTGAGCCGGGTGCTGTCTCTGGAGGTAACCGGTGCCGTGCTCGATGAGTTTGTCGAGATCCCGAAAGAAATCGTTGAAGCCCTATCCGGTCGTTGCGGTCGTTACCCGTCTTCCCACGAAGGCGGTGCCTCGTGGTGGGGCATGTGGGGTGCGTCTAACCCCGGCAACGAAGACCAGTGGTGGTACAACTGGCTGGACGTAGAAGAACGTGGCGACCGACCGAAGAACATGACCTACTTTGAGCAGCCCGGGGGCTTCAGCAAATACGCCGAGAACCTACACAACGTCCCCGGGGGTCGCGGCTACTACGAGAACCTGTGTGAAGGCAAATCGTCGGCGTGGATCAACCAGTTCATCAATGTTAAGTGGGGCTTCAGCCTTTCTGGTAAGCCGGTGTACCCGGTGTTTAATCCTGAGATCCATGTGGCTAAAGAGCCGATACGGTTCGACCCGCAGGGTACGATCGTTGTAGGGTTCGATGCCGGTTTGACACCCTCCGCTATATTCGGTACCCAAGACAGCCACGGCCGGGTGCTGGTACTGGACGAGTTAACCTCAGAGCACATGGGGGCAGAGCGGTTTTGCCAAGAATTGCTGATGCCCAAGATGCAGGAGCGGTTCCCGCGAAACTCGTTCTCGTTTTTCTGTGACCCTGCTGTGGTGCAACGGGCGCAGACGGACGAGCGGGCGGTCAAAGACATCATGGAGGAGCAGCTGGGGTTTGAAGTAGATACAGCCTACAGCAACGCGTTGGCGGAACGGATCAATTCTGTCGAAAGCCGCTTGCTCCGGCTGACATCAGAGGGTCCGGCGTTTCTCATGGATCCGCGGTGCCGGGTACTCATCCGGGGGTTCCGGTCCGGGTACAAGTACAAGGTCAATGCCAAAGGTATAACCGCACCCCAGCCGGACAAGAACGAGTATTCGCACCCGCACGACGCTTTGCAGTATATGAGTATGGGGTTCTCTGATACCGTTCGGCGTCAGAGCATAAAAGAAAAGTTCCCGGGGCTGATGAGTGGTAGCGCCGGCAACATGGCTAATTACGCACGGTGGGCATAATGGACGAAGAACTGATGAAGAGCGAAGGCAAGACGGTCACTGACGGCGACGGTGTTGAGTACAATGTGACCGTACTCCAGAAGCTCGGGAATCACTTGTCCCAGCGCTTCAGCGTCCACAAGAACGACCGGCGGCAGCAAGAGCAACAGTGGTTGCGCAACCTGTACCAGTTTACCGGCAAGTACGATCCGGACATTGAGAGTAAGCTCGACCCACAGCGCTCAAGGGCCTACCCAAAGCTGACCCGCACCAAGGTGATGGTTATTGTCGCACGGCTGATGAACCTGCTGTTCCCGCAAAGCGACAAGAGCTGGGAGGTTCGGGAGTCAGAAGTGCCGTCGATGTCTCAGAGCGATCTGGACGCTGCGTTCTATGAGTGGCGCGAAGAGAACCCAGAGGCGGAGGTGACGCAGAAGGAGCTGGATAAGCTGGTCAAGGCGTTTGCAAAACGAGCTGCCGAGAACATGGAGCGGCATTTGACCGACCAGCTCTCTGACGCCATGGGATCAGCGACTGAGACTGACAACTCGGACTTCGTCACCCTGTGCCGGTCGGTGATTATCTCTGCTGCTATCTTCAACGTCGGGATTCTGAAGGGTCCGATGACCTTGGCGAAGAAAAAGAACACGATTGAAATTGCCCCGGGTACAACCACCCCGACGGTTACTCAGACTGACAGTTACCGTCCGTATTTCGAGGCGACCAACGTCTGGAACTATTACCCGGATATGCAGTCTCGCACCTTCGCAGACATGGAGGGCGAGTTC